TACAGAAAAGCTTGTTCAAATCTAGTATAGTTTGTTCCATAATAAATATTTATAGTTTCTCCAAACCATGATACGTTTTACCTTGTTTAATATTGACGGGATAATCCAATATATTAACTATTTCTTGGATTAAACCTTTATCTTCGTTGCTATAATCAAATAAAAACGCATCGTAAGTATACAATACTAATTTTGTTTTTTTACCTTCTAATTTATCAAATACTAATTTTAGTAAATCAACATTAGTTGATGTCTCTTTACTTTGAACTATATAATTAAATAACTTTGATCGAGTCATATTAGCGTCAGGTATAAATATCTTATTCTCAGTCACTAAACGCTTTCCGTATTGGTACGTATCCCACATATCATCTGTATACTTAAGTACATCTTTAAAAAACGGTTTTAACTGGTATTCAGACCAAACACCACCATATAACTGTTTAAATGTTAATTCTTTAGCCTCTTGCTGTGTTACACCTAATAATTCGCCTAATACATCATATGTGTTTTTATCTTTAGGAAAATTAAATCCAATCATCTCACCGATTAATCGTGGGTGATACCCCTGAAAATCTAATTCGATGAATTTATCGTTTTCTGGACGATAACACATACGCTCGCTATTATCTTTATTTAATGCGGCAAAATTAATGCTATTAAACGTGTTAGATGGGCGAGATGTAGTGGTATATAGATTGTATTGAGTGTATATTTTACTGCGATTTAAATTGAATTGAGGGTTTGTTAACTTCCCCTGGTAATGCTCAATAAAGCAGTTTTTATCGACCTTAATGCCGCTGATTTCGATATTATAGAACACATTTGCTGTGCGAAAATTGTTAAATTGAAACGTTGTGTCGCTTAGTGTATATTGTTTGATAATAGGCAGTGCCATGTTGAATATTGCCTCACACATTTCATAATGCTTACTAATCGGAATTAAACAGTTAACGTTAGACAACGAATTGTACTTGCTATAGTAGTAGCTAATGCACGCGTTGTCTAACGATTTGATGTCAACAGGTTCGAGGAAATTTACGTCGAATAATTTATCTGAATAGTAATGATGTAATGCTTGTTTTTTATCTAATACCCATATTTTACCTAAATCATTTAACCAATTAAATACTTCATCTTTATTTAATGAAAGTGATTCGTTATGATTTAAACACAGTATGTACCCTTTCTTACTATCAAGTGGTCTAATATAGACCAAACTTAATTCAGTAAGTGCGGGATGAAAATTGTTGTTGAAAGGAATAAACCTAACAAAACAATCCTCAAATGATAATTGTTGTAGTTGAGATGATTTCTCAATAATGTAAAACATAACCTTTTTATTATCCTAAATATAAGACTTAAACATCGACTTTCAAAAAAGTTTTTAATCCAGGCATCTTTTTTTCAGCGGCATTTAGTTCAGTATCATCTAATACTGGTTCTTGACCTGGTATTTGGGTTTGTGTTACAATAGCAACCACATGATTAGGTCTACTTTTTAAGCTATTGTATTGTTCCTCACTATTTACCTCTCCAAATCTATATGTTTCGGGTTTGAGGCTAACTAAAACTCTAAAAAAATATCTTTTCTTTGATGTTATTGTTGATGATGCTACTTGTTCATTTGAAACAGTATTTAAAGAATTAATATCAGCATCAGAATTCATTCCTATAACAGGAGTGAAACCTTGTTGATTAGCTAATTGTATTGATGTTAATACAGCGGCTTTATTTTTAACAGGAGCTGAATTTATTGGCATTACAGATCCTTGTTTAACACCTGCTAAAACATCATATAAAAAATCTTTTGAGGTATAATTTGCCTTTTTAGCTAATACTATTTCTTCAGCAGTTGCATTGGAATCAAAAGTTTTACCTATATAAGATTTACCTTTGTATGTATAATAATACCCTTTATAAATCTTTTTAGTATTTTTATAAACATAAGTACCATTGGATGTATAAGATCCTGATACTATTTGACTTGCTGGTATTCTTATTTCGTTACTCATGATTTAAATTAGTATTTTTCAAATTCTTCACTTTTAATACGATTGTAAATGTCTTTAGCAAATCCAATTCTTCTACCAGTTTCACTAGCTGCTACTACTTCTTCATAAGTAACACCATCACCTACATTTATACCACTATATCTTTCGTATGCTGCTGCTCCAGCAATAGCATCTTCTATATTACTTGCACTTTTTAATTTTCTACCAGCAGCCGCTTCGCTATTATTAAGTTCATAAATTACAAAGTCTAATTGAACATCTAAGCTACTCCAATGATCTTTAAAATGCTTTAATTTATTTAATCTTTCACCTAACCATTGTCCTATACCATAAGCATTTCCAGTAGGTTGGTTTGGATCTAAATTTGATTCTTGAAGTAAACCTCCAATTAAAGCTGATGTAGCAAATATATTATATCCAGCTGCTTTGAATTTAAGAACTGCTGTTTTAATACTGTCTGGTGGGGCTTCACCTTTAGTTGGTATTGGATTTGTATTAGGGGCATTTACACTAATTCCATTATCAGTTAATGTTATTAAGTCACTAAACTTTAATGCTCCTTTTGCATCAGTAGCTATCATGTTTAAAGCATCTATAGTAGTAGTCCAATCTCCATTATCAATTTTATGACTAATACCCGTTACTATTTGTAATAGTTTACCTCCAGTACTATCTATTCTATATCCTTTAGGTAATAATTGTTGTGGTATTTTAAATAAATGACCTATAATTAAACCACCAATACCATCCATTGTTAATGATATTTTAACAGGTATAATAGCTCTATTTTTAGTATCTGAATTTGTTATGCCTTGGAAATATCTAATAATGCTTGATAATGCTGATTTGTAGTCAGTTTTAGATATTTCATTTCCGTTTGAAATTACTTTTACAGCAGGTTTTGAATCTACATCAGGAACAAGCAATGCACTTATTTTTTCAATACTTAAAGATAAATTTTTCTTAACATTATCAATAGTATTATTATTATTAACATTTGTATTTGAAGAACCATAAACAGAAGATAATTTTTTAGGCATTATTCTATCTTCTATATTATTGTTAAAATCAAGTAAAGTTGAATTTTGTGAGGATTGATTACCACCACCCCCTACTTGAGCCCCTAAAGCAATTAAATTTGCTTGTTCTGGGAATATTTGAGATTGAAGGTTATATGATCTTACTATTGATTTTGTATTAGACATTTCTATCTCAGCGGCATTATTATATACATCACTTCTTTTATTAATATCAACATAGTTAACATCAATTATTCTAGCAACACTATCTTGAGGATCTACGTGTATTTCAAAACTATTAACACCACCAATACATTCTTGTACTTCTTTTAAAACATGTTTAAGTAAATCATACACTTTTAATTCTTGATTAGCTGTATGAAGTCTAGAATCTAAAGATAAGTGATAAATAAAATTAATATTAATGTATATATTACCTATTTTTCCAAATTCATATACCTTATAATCTCCATATCTGAAATTTTTTACTCCTTTTGTTTCAAGATTACTTAAATAAGAAATTTTAGGAATTGTTCTTGTAGATGTTCCTTTTTCTCCTATATTAGTAAAATTAATCCCACCCGCCCAAACAGGACTATTTATAAGACATACTGATGGGTCTATAGATACTTGTAAAGGATGAGCTAAGCATAATAAAGATTCTTTTTCTTCTGCTGTATAACCCTCGGCATCATATAAATTTGGTTTTGTAGATATGCTAGAAAAAGGCTTTACATTTTTAAATTCTTTATCAGAAAATGCTACAGTAACATGATCATTTAATAATTCAACAAAAGATTCTAAAGTAATATAAGTTTGTAATTTACCATCTGTTGAAAGAGAGGGAGGAGTAACTTGTGATGGTATATTAAATGCATATAAATCATAATTATACTTTGGTGACTTTAATATTGTAGGTAAAGTTGGATTATTTATAGATGCAGTAGCACATAAATTATATAATTCATAACATAATCCTGCTAGTATATTTTGAGAATAAGCTTCTGCTAATGGATCTTTTTTAAAATTTACATTATTTGGAGTAAAATCAATTTGTTGAGAGAAAGCATTAGTAGCTGTAGGGGCTGCTATATATTGAGATATTAATCCTTTTTGGCTAGCTATATTAGCTGTATCTAATGATACCCAATTAGCATTTAATGATTCTAATAATTCACCAACTGAGATAATTGTTGTGGTACAGTCATATCCTCCATCTGCTCTAGCAGTCCAATTATAATTTTTTACATACCCATAATGGGCTTCATAATTACCAAAGTGCTCTTTTGATTTTTTAAATAAATCTAAAAATATTTGTTCTCTATCATTTTTACCATTACTTGCTTTACCATCTAAAACACCATTATAAAAACTAATATTGTTTTGAATATTTCCAGCATTATCTAAAAATGGAGTCCACCCCCACTCTACTAATACAGTATAGCCTGGGCGCATGTATAGTAGTTCTAAATCTTCTAATTGTTGGATGTTATTACATGAAAAATTTACAGTTACTTCTCTTAATGAGCCGTATGCTGTTTTAGACTTAACATCTACTGATATAATACCAGGCATTGGTTTAAGACCTGCTGTACCTCCTGTAGTATATGGATTTAAAGATGGGGCATAATTACTATATACTTTGGAGGCATCACCAACTCCTTCTCTTAATTTTTTATTATTTAAAACACCACCTTGTAAGATGTATTGATTAGCTAAATTGCTATTACCACCAACATTGACACCAGATGTCATTCTTACCCATGAATTACGAGCATTCTGATATATAATATCATTAGGGTTTTTTCTTTGAGCAGCGTTTTGTCGAGCTTTTAATTGCCCTTTAACTTCTGAAGTAAATGTATTTCTAAATATTGACATAACATTATCTGGTTATATTATATTGGTTGTATAATGATATAACAGCGTTTATATTTGTTGGTATACGTAATTGTGTACCTGGTTGAGGAAATATTGATCCTTTAGTTACATTATTGTTAGCCATAGAAATTACCCACCATAAGGTACTATCACGATAATAAGAATAAGCTAGAGTATCAAGTCTATCTCCTATAGTTGTGATAACATATTCATCTGTTGATGACAACGGTATGTTTGGGTAGTATTTTTGTTTAAAATATTGTCTACCGTATGATGTTTTTTCTGTAATTGAATTATCGTAGCGATTCATAAATTATTTATTTTAATAGTCACCTACTCCTGATGCTATAGCTTGTTGATTGGCTTGTATTCTTTCAATATTTGAAGCTGCAGGGCCTGAAGCAAAATAACTATTTGAAGTATATTTAGGTAAGGTAGAATGTACAATAGTAAAGCTAAATGTTGCTTTAATATACATTGCTAATTTAGCATCTATATCCCAAGATGAATCATCAGGTATTTCATAAGACAAATTAGTTAAAAGACCATAATCGCCATTAATGTGATTTCCTATATTTAATTGTATCAATACACCACCTAATAAATTATTTTCATTATAAGCACCCGCAGTTGTTGATGCTAATTGTCCTAATTTTTGGTATTTATCTAATAATTCACTTTCATTAAAACAAGGTATGTCTAAACTAAAGCCAATATTACGTTTAAATTTACCGTATGTGTAAAAACTTTCTGAACGGCCTACATAATTATATTCGTTCCAAGTACCATCAAAATTGTCTCTAAATCCTTTCATATATGCGGAAAGAGCAATTGTTTCTTTATTTTGATCAAATGGGTTTATGATTGTAAATATAATTGATAAAATGTTTTTATCTTCTCTATTTGCTACATTTAATGTTTTTTTACCATTAAAGTAAGCACTAAAATTAGGATTACCAGATGATTTAATTCGTAAAGCACCTTGAACATCATATTTTTGAGTTGTTTCAAAGTTATTACTTATATCTCTAATAGCTTGATAATTTTTTGCTGTTGAAGAAGCATATTTAACAGCAGTTTGACCTAAATACTCAGGGGCTTTAGTAGGTCTATTGTTATCTAAATATGTTAATCTACGTTTTACTAAAGGAGATAAATCACCAGCAGCATTAGACCACTGATCAGATACACCAGTTGTACTATTATAATTAATTGTAGGAACCCCAGGTGCTACTCTTTCTTGAACATTTTGTCCTCTACCATTACTCGTTACATCATAACGTCTAATAACTGTTGTACCAATACCATAAGTTGATCCAGGACCTCCACTATATTGATCTATAATTAAATCCGCCGGTTGTAATAATGGTGAGTTTGGTAGTAATGGGTTTGTACCTCTACCTATTATTGTATTAAATACATTTACAGCACCTAAAATAGCATTTACAGTACCTAAAATAATGTTGCTACTTTTAGGATCACTAATATTAGGTTTAATTAATTTCTTTGTTAAAGCAACTAATCTATTATTACCATTTTGGTTATTATTATAAGCAACAGCTAAATACTTAGTATTATCATCTTGTACAGGTGATAAACCATGGCGCTCAAAGTGAGTGCCAAAAGCATTTACTGGCATTTGTGCTAATGTGTTTTTGCCTTCGTTGTATAAACGAGTAGGACCAGGTAATAATTGGTTAAATGCATTATATCCTACTGTTAGTAAACTCCCTAACGTTCCAAATCCAGTTAAATTTACTTGTCTAGTTTCAAGTTTTGGATTAGTTAATTGTAATCCAATTTGACGAGAAATAAATAAAGGTCCTTTAGGTTTATCATCAAGAAATTTACTTATTCTTAACTGATCCTCGTTAGATGCTTTATTAGCTAAAGACCATCCACCTCTAATATACCCATCGTCAGAAGGACTAGTAGATAGCCTATTAGGAATGTTAGTAGTGATGTATGGTTGACCACTATTTCCATCCCCTTGACGGTCATGTCCATATTTAAGGGACTTAAGATCCGTTTTTAACTTTACTAGTTTTGAGCCTGGCATTTACTATTTAGTTGGTAGTGTGTTAAGGTATGAACCTTTGCCTGGTGTGTATTTACTTTTAATATCGTCTAATTTTGATGGAGATGGTTTCATCCCTGTAAGTCCATTAGTACGCCATTTAACATTTGGATTGCCATCTGTTGAATAGGTAAGATGTAATGAAGCTGGTGGGATTGGATCAACACCAAATGTAGTTGGTTTATCGCCTTTAAGACCTAAAGCCATGTTTTTTAGGTTTGATAAGATTCCTTTTGTTGCCATTGTATTGTTGTTTTATATAAATATTTAATTGTTATGCTACTTTGTAACCTGTAGATATGTTTTGTGCTGTACCTGTTTCTATTTGACTACCGATAAATTTACCTAATTGAGCGCCATTACCTTCAAATACAAATGTTGGTGCGGGTTGTGGTTTATTTATTACGTTAATTACATCATTTTTAAAGTCATTAAATGCATTTATCATTGGTGTTAAATCTAATGATGGCACCAATGGTTTAGTATTAATGTTTGGTGAAACCGCTATTTTATCACCTTCGGTAGTGATGGCTGTTTTTCCATAACCATCTGTTATAGTGAAAGGTCCTGTATTTGATATACCATCTTGTACTTTTTGTGGAGTATTAGTAAAGGCTGCTGCGTTTGGACCAGCTCCATATCTCATAATTGCTGCTTTTCTATCAGCATCTTCTAAATCTTGAAGACCTTTAATAGCATCTTTACCCACGCTGCCCATCCCTTCAAGTTGCTTATTAAGTCCGTCAATATCTTTTTGAGCACTTTCAGCAGCTTCTGACATACTGGCATATTTGTCTTGTATGCCAAATAGATTACTAGTTATTCCTAAGCTACCAATTCTTGAAAGAACAGCAAATAAACCTTGTTTAAATTCACCAGGCTTTGCATCAATAACTTCTTCAGACTTTTTCTTTTGTTCAAATAGCTGTTTTATAAGATTTGCTTGATCCTCTGGTTTTGCTGTTCTAATACTTTCTATAGCATTTTGTTGCTCAGCTGCTGCTCTTCTTTGTTGAACTTTTGCAGTTTGACCTGTTAATGAAGCTAAAGAATCAGCAATGCTTTTTAAAACATCAGCTAAAGTATCTAAAGTACCCCCTGTCACCAAGTTGGTAAATATTTCTTTAGCTTTATCTATAGCTATATTAAATTTTTCTTGAGCATCTAATGCACGTAAGCTTTTATCTAGTTCCTCAACAGCTAATTCACCTCTAGCTGCTCTAAGAACTACATCTTTTTGTCCAGCATCTAAAAGTCGTTTAAGATTTGCTTCACTCTGTATACCTAAAAACTTTTGGTACATTAAGGAATCACTCAATGCATCAACAGTCATACCTGATGCTTTAGCTATCACTTGTTGGTGAATAGCAGACATACTTTCAAACTCTTCAATTGATCCTACTTGTTTAAGTACCTCTTTGGTAGCACCAACATAATCTTTTCTTAATGCTAATGCTCTAGCTTGTTCTAAATTAAAACGTCTACCTAAAAATACACCTGCTTCTAATTCATTGCTAATTGATGATTCAAAATCTAATAATGAGTTTGATATTGATCTAGCATCTTCTAAACCAATTCCTAGTTTATCTACTTGTAATACGGCATCAGTAAGTGCAGGTAAGTTTCCTCTAAAGTTAAGAAGTATTTGACCACTTGCTCTAGAAACATCTTGTAATATTTTCTTACCATTTGCTAATAGTCCTGTTTGTTTAGCTAAAGATAATATTTGTTTTTCAACTGTTATTCTACCTTTACTACCTTCTTCATTATTAAGAATAAAGGATTTATTTAAGTTAGCAGCTTCTTCTTCAGATAAACCTATTTCTTTAGTTAAAGCAATTTGATTTTCAATTGCTTCTTTAGAAAATAATAGTGTAAATTTGGATAAATTAGATAACTGAAGTTGAGCATCAATTACATCTTGGAGCCTATTATAAGTTGTATCAATTGTATTTGATATATCTATAAAATATCTTCTTACTCCTGCTGCTGATTCTTTAGATATTGATAGATTTTTAGCTATTGATGTTACTTGTTTATCAGCATCAAACATAGCGCCTATTAATGCTTTAAAAGCATCAACTGCTATCATTATTAATCCTAAAGGGCCTAATGCTGCTTTTAAGCTTGGACCTAAAGCTTCAACCCCTTTTCCAATTAAAGCAAATCCTCTAACACCATTAGCAGCTGCTATATTCATAGCTTTTTGAGCCCCATTTATATCTAATAAATCTCCTATAAGAGGAATTTTACCAAATCCCTTTAATATTTTACCAGCTACACCAGTGTGAGCCTCTATATCTAAAATATTGGATAATTGTTTTTCTAACTCAGCAGTTATACTAGCTTGTGCTGTATTTGCACTATCTAAAGATAAAACAATTTGACCTATAGCATTTCTTTGACTTGTTAATTGTTTAAACTGTTTTGTTTCTTCTTCAGTAAGTTTTCTCCCATTGGCCCCTATATTATTATAAAAATTATCAATCTGTTTTGTTAGATCTACTTGTTGTGATCTTAAATCATTAGAAAGTTTTTCTTGATTTTGTGCTAATAATCTATTTTTTAGAATATCTTTTGAAACATCATTAGATGATAATTCTCCTCTAAGTAAATTTTCTTGATTTGATATTAAGCTACCTTGTAAATTATTTAAAGTAGAATATATATTTTTTAAGCCTAACTGAGTGTTAGTTTGTAAATTGGCTTTTTTAATATTGTCTGTTAACCCTTTTCCAAAATTTTGAACTTGCTTGTTTATTTCTGAATATAAACTTAATTGACCTTCTAAAGAAATTTCAACTTCATTTAATTTCTTTTGATATTCAGTAGTAGCATCAACTAATTTTTTAAATTCTTCATTTGATTTAAAACGAGTATTTAGTTGTTTTTCCAGTATATCTTTAAGAACCTGTTCAGCACGGGTTAGTGATGCTACTTGTCCAGGATCTGGTATGTTATTTTCGTCGGCCATAATTTAGTATTACATCATATAAATATTAAAAGCGCCTATTTCTTAGGCGCCTTTGATGTATATGTCGGTTGTTTTGAAGCTATGTCGGGACGTGGTATATCTTTACTACTTTTATTTTGTAACATATTTTGTTGTTTACTCATTTCCTCTGCTTGTTTATCGTAGTGTTCCTTTAATGTTTCAAAAGTAAATCTACGTAACCAAGTAGGCATATTGTAAACAGTAGACCAATCATACCCGCCATTACTATTAAATACAATCTCGTGTATTTGTTTAAATAAGTATAATCTAAACTCGGGCGTCAGGCCAAAAAAAGTTAAGCGATATAGGAATTGCTATACCCTCCCCTGTATAATTACCATTTGGGTAATATTTTAAATCTATATCTGGTGATACTGTGTTATAATATTCACGTAATGCTCTAGCATCAGGTGCTAAAAATGCATTGTCAACAAAATCACGAATTGATTTAATTTCACGATCGCCATTTATTGAGGTAACCATATGTTTTAAACGTGTAGTCATTTCTGGAGAAACTGATGGGTTTAGTTTTTGTAATCCTTTAACTTCAGCTTCAATTTTTTTATCATCACCGTGGGTAAGTAATTTAAATGTTATTAAATTACCTGATTTAGGTAAAGCAAATGAAAATTCATTTGATCCTGCTTTATATATTGAATAATCAACATTTTTATTTTCTAATGTTGTTAAATCAACCGTAGCTTTATTTTCATTACCATTTTCATCAGTGTATGTGATATCATAGTCTTTACCATAACCTAATACACGTGCTGCTACTAATATTGCATTTTTATCACCAACTAATAATTCATTATAGTCAATTGGTGTAACAATAAGTGCTTGTAATAATTTATCTAATACAATACCTTGACGAATATAATTGACATTGGTAAGAATATCTTCTTCCTTAGCGGTCATATATTTCATTTCTATTTCACCTTTAGCAAGTGGTGATTCTGTAGGGTACAATAAACCTTTTGAAGGTAATGTAACTTGTTCGGTTGGAATTTTAAATTCTGCCATATAACGTTTTTATTTGTGTATATATAAATATACGCAAAAGAAAGGCATCTGCCAAAGCAGACGCCTTATCTATAAAAATATTGAAATATAATTAGAAATTCAATACGCAATAATCCATAGCGACTGTTACTGTCAAGTTAATTGGTGCTTCATTAGACCAATCGTACTCACCAAAAGTTGCTGTTTTTACATAAGCACCTTTTACAATCCACTCACCTATGATATCGCCTACTGGACCTAAAATGTCTAATGTTAAGTCTTTTTTGTAGAAATCAGAATATCCATCACGACCTGTTACTGATTCGTGAGCCAAACGAGCCCATTCCATTACGGCTTGAGCACCAGATGGTGTTACGGGATCAAATAAGTTTAAAGTCATATCATTCCAACGTACTTTACCTTTGATTTTGCGGTAAACGTTGATATGATCTAAGATAATTTCACCGGCTTCGAATCCTGGTGCTGTTGCACTCTTAATCAAGTATGCGGGAATCCCGTCTACATACATGATAAAACGGTTCTGAACTTTTGGTTCAAAAGCGGTGAACATGATTTCGTTAGCGTCTAATACTGCCATTTTATGTTAAATTTTAATTGCTATTAATAAATATTGGAACCACATCCCCCTATGCAGGGAATGTAGCGCCTGTTGGTAATACGTTAAAGTTCAAGATTATAAATTCAGCAGTTTTTGTTGGTTGAATATATATTTGACCTACTAATTGATTTCTATCGATTACATCAGCTGTGTTGTTTGTATCATCCATTACAACTTTATAAGCATATAAGCCTTGTCTTTGTACTACTGATTCCATGTAAGGGTTAACTTGAGCTAAGAATCTATTTCTTGTAGCGTTTGTATTTTGTTCAAATACTAAGTTATTACCTACTTGACCAATGAAATCTTTCAATGCGATCAATAAACGACGAACGTTTACTCTATCTAATGATGTAGCTCTACGTTGTAATGTCTTTTGACCAAATACTACAACACCTTCTCCAGGGAATGTAGCTAATGGGTTAACATTTGCAGCATATAATGTATCACGATCTGATTGAGATAATTTTCTTTCAGCTCTTAATACTGATGGAACACCACCTCTGTTTAAACCAGCTGGCGCGAACCATTCAGCACCAACTTGATCGTTGAATGCTAATACACCACCCATTACTGTTGTTGAAGTAGCCCATACATTCTTACCTAAGTTAGAGTTGTATAATTGAATCCAAGGGTAATAAGCAGCTGAGTAGTTGCTAGATTGACCAGCAGCTGTTTGTGTAGCTGTAACAACTGAAGTACCATAAGCACCTGCAGAGATTGGAGCGAATGCATCACCTCTAGCTTCAGCAATTGAAATTATTGTAGTAGAAGCAGCACTATCTAAACTAACAGCTGGAGCTAATAATACATTAAATTTGTATTCATCGTTATTTGCTAATAAGTTTAAAGCTATATTATAATCAGAAACTGCAAATCCTTCCATGTTAGCGGCTGTTATAGTTTCGTTCATCTTTTGTTCTATGTTTGTTGCAACAACACCACCTGTAAATGAACCACCAAATGAACCACTTCCTAATGCTGGTAAACCAGCTAGGTAAGAACCTGATTTGTAGAAACCGTTGTTGTCGATTGAATCAACTTGTGGACTAGGTACAGATGATACTCTCACATATTGAGAAGCATTAACATAAGAACCTGTAATGTTGATATAAGGATTACCATCAGTGTCTACAGAGTATACTGGTTTATTATCACCAATAACGCGAGTAACAAAGTTAGGTAAGTTTGGATCTAATGATAAATTAGGCCAAGTTTCGATGTAATTCTTTTGAGCATCGTTATCATTACCTGCACGGATAGCTAAGTTAAATGTACCACTACCAGTGTTTACATTTGTAATTTCCCAACGAACGTTATTAGTACTACCTGATGCTAAAGCACCGCCTGATAGACTTGATGTGTTGTTCATTTGAGAACCCCAAGCTAATGTTTCAAGAGTAAATGATGCACTAGCGTTAGTAGTAGTAACGTTTGCACTTGCATAAGTTGCAACGTTTCCTGAACCACTAACAACACGAGTTACTAACAATGTTTGACCACCGTTTTGGAAATACTCACGAGCAGCAATTGAAGTTAAATACTCGTAATAGTAACTACCACTTTTAAAGGTAGTACCGAATTTTGATTGGAATTCAGAGTATGAAGTTACAGTAGTTGGTACAAAAGGACGACCTAATACTGTAGGACCTACAATAGCGGTTGACGTACCTTGAATACCTCTTTGCACTAAACTTTTATCTGATTCGTTCTGGAATACACCAGGAGAAATGATTTTTTCTGCCATTTTTATGTTATTTTTGGAATTTTATTAGGATTGACCTAATAATAAATATCCAAAAACCACCATAAACCGCGAAAAATCTTATTGAGGTGCTGTTATTTCTCCAGTTTCAGGATTTATTGCGCCGTTGCCATATACTGTTTGTAGAGTAGCGACTAATGCTGCTTCTTTTTGCTCGATTGTTTCAAGATCTTTAACCAAAGCTGTTTTATCGTCGCGTAGCTTTGCGATTTGTCTTTCAAATGTTAAAATTTGCGTTTCAGCAACGCCAATTTCAAACACAGTTTGATTGTACTTTGATTGTAAATCTTTTACAGATTGTAATTCTTCAGGAGTTAATTGTGACATATACTTTATTGTTTTTTCTTATTTGGAGAGACGCGGCCTTTTAATTTTTCTGATATGGCGCGCTTTGCCTCTTCTGATTTTGTTTTTCCTTTATTAGGTGATACTCTACCTTTATTTATGTTGCTTATAAATTCACCATACCATTCAGGCATTTTGCTATGATTAGTATGTTTTATTCCTGTTCTACCAGCAACCATAGCAGCTATATGTTCTGCTGATTTTGGTTTGCGCATATTAGCTTTATGTTCTTCTGATTTAGGTTTACGCATTTTTTCAGTAGTAGACCTAGGTTTACGCATATTTGCTTTGGTTTCTTCTTTATGAAAACTAGCACCACTACCCCCTTGCTTACGTTTATTTACTACTTCAAAACCCCATTGTTTAAACTGTTCAATCCAATATGTTTCTATAGGTTCCCAATCATCATGATTTAATGAAGGTATTTCATCTATATAAGTATAACTAATTTGAGGTCCATATGTTGATTTATGAGCAGATTTTCTAGAATCTATAGTTTTACCAATATATACTTTATTAGTACCTGGTTCTATATTTTCAACTAGATATATTTTAGTTATTCTTTCCATTTATTACCAGGGCAAGCTTTAGGACCTGCAGGACTAAAAACCTTACGACTTAACGGACATCCACATAAACCACACGTGTATAAATCTAATAACTTAGTATAAGTTTTATGTTCACACGTATCGCAAACGGATGTACGTTGTTCAGCTAATAGCTTTTGTGAAGGCGATGGGCTAGCCGCAGCTACCCACGCCTGAAATATTTCACTAAGCTTGTTCATCAGCTACAACCAATTTAAAGAATGTAGGATAGTTACCATCTGACTCAATGTTTTCTAATTCACTAAGTGATACTGGTTTGTACTCTAATTCTTTTTCTTCTTGTAGCAATGCGTTGAATTCTGATTGAAATTCAATGAACTTTGGATTGTTTTTACCATCAACGATTTTACCATCTTCATCTTTAACGATGTCGATGTACATTGGGATACTAATGTTTCCAGTTTCATCTGTTTCGCCGTGCTTTTTGATTAACTCTTCTTTAAGAGTTTCAACTGTAGCTTTTTCAGCAGCTACTTTCTTAGCTAATTCAGTTAACCAATATTTAGTTGTTAACTTTAATTTTTCAGCTAATAAACCAGCAGAGATTTTCTCGCCGGTTTGTTGATTCGTAACTCCGTTTAATTCTGATTCTAGATTGTAGAATTCATACAATTTTAAACTGATTTTTTCCATAATTACTTCTTAGTTGTTTTTTTAGCTTTTGGTGCTGTTGTTTTTGCTTTAGGGGCTTTTGGTGCTTTAGCGATTTCTGTTTCAACTTTAGCAACTACTTCTTTAACTTCCTCAACTACTGGAGCTATAGTTTCTTCAACTTTCTCAATAGTTTCGGCGATTTTTGATTTGTTTTTGTTAATACCATATGCAATAGCTGCAGCGATAATAACGAATGTAATGAATAATAACATATTTTTATTTTATTTGTTTACTGTATATAAATATATAATAGAGATAGGAGACAACCAAGTTTATTTTATTCTGTTGGAGGTTCAGGTATAGGCCATTGTTCTCCTTTTACAATTACTCCATCTACTAATGTATATTGATAATTAGAATCTAATTTTTCATTTTCTATTATAGTATAATTAGAATTGTTAGTATAATTATCTAAACCATTTAAGGTGTTGCATGTGAAAGCTAAAGTTCCATCTCCATTAAAAATACAATATTCTTTCATTTTTATAATTTTATTTTTTAATAACTATTATTACCCACAATTTCAACAAAGTAGTTACCACCACCACCATATGAACCAGCATTTTTAGTCACAGTAAATTGTGTTGAACTTACTTGTGTTATTGACCAAGAACCACCATTAGCAGATGTAGTATCAGATATAACAACTTCTTGAAATGTGGGACCATTTGCAATTAAAGACATTTTTGCACATCCGTAACTAGCAATGTATCCATAATGGGTCATCATGCAAGTTACTCTAAATACTGATTGGGTTTGGTTATTTACTGTGAATGATACACTTTGATTACCTTGAACACTACCTGCAAAACAATGTCTAGTAACTCCACCTATATTTATAATTGCACCTGTGGCATATATATTACCTCTAACATCTAATGTTGCATTTGGACTATCACTATCTGCACCAACAACAAGACTTTTACTTTGCATACCTACAGCTACGTTACCACTACTATAGAATTTAGCACTTTCAGATGTACCATTAACTCTCATAGTTACACCGTAACTTGTAGGACCACATATATATAATGCATCTATACCGTTATTTCTTCCAAATATTTTTGCACCTCCATTTGATAAATTACCACTAAATGATATTGCTGAATAGCCAGAATAGTTACCATCAGCATTAATTAGGATATTACCATTATTTGCACTAAATCCATAAAGAACAGATGTAGCACCACTGTCTAAAATAGTAAGAACATCGGTTCCTCCTGTTGGTGCAGTACCATTACCTTGAACTCCTAATCTTACACCTCTAACTCCACCAGCAGAACTATCATTAATAAATTTAATATATCCACCATTTACTGCTGAGTTAGTACCTATAACAGCAATTTGTTGAGTACCACTTCCTGCATATGAATAAAAATAATGGTATGTATTTTGAAAAGTAGCACCTGCTGTTATTGTACCAGAAAATGTTGCATTACCATTATTATCAAATGATAAAGCATATGTTGATAAACTAGAATTGGATGATTCTAAAGCAATTTTAAATGTTCCTCTTGTTGTTGTGTTAGCACCTCTAGCAATAATTCTTCCACCGTCTGAATACCAATCTAATGTTGTTGAGCTTGCAAAGGATGTTGTTGCAGTTCCTGTTACTGCAACTGCTCCACTAATTTGTAATTTTTCATTTGGAGAAGTAGTTCCTATACCAACATTTCCTCCACTTGTAATACGCATTTTTTCAGTTGCTCCATTACTTGAAAAAATCAAATTTGCAGTTGCTCTAATACCAAAATCAGTAGAAACATTAGAAGGAGAATAAAAAAGATGATATGCATTACCTATATAACCATAATCAGATCCTGATGATGGGGAAAATGTTATATAAGAACCAGAAGCATTTACAGACTGTAATTTTAATGCCTCTCCAGTACTAATAAATCTTCCTGAATTATTTACATCTAAAGTATAGTTAGGGGATGTAGTTCCTATTCCTATATTTCCACTTGAACTAATGTAAAGAGAATTGTTATTTAAGGTATAATTATAAAAATATAAATTATTATTAATATGTCCTATTTCCCATTTATTTATTGCACTGTTATCTTGTAAAAACAATGAAGCGGCTCCTGATGATGTTCTTGTTCTGATTGTTCCTACAACATCTAAAGCAGATCCTGGGGTTGAAGTACCAATACCAACACTACCACTTACCTCAAACATAGCAGATGAAGTCATATGATGACCACCCGCACCTTTAGGAATTGCATTTACAGTAATTCCTACCTCATTACCTAAACCACTTGAGTTTTGAGGTCCCATCATTACCATAGCACTATCATAGTTACCAGAACCCGAAGGATTAGAATAAATCCAGTTATTAGTTTGTGAATCCCACAATAGTGAGCCAGTCAATCCATTTACTGAACCTGAATCTTGAACTGCAATACCTCCAAAACGTAAAGATGGAGTGCTAGTATTAACTGTAATAAGATTAGTACTAATATTCAACTGAGATGAAGTAATATAACTTATACTTTGAGTACCATATATAGTTAAGTTACCCTTAATAAACATTGATGAGGAAAAATATGCATTTTTAGTAACTTGTAATCCTCCATCAGTGTAGATGGATGATGTAGTTCCACTAAACGCAATTGCATCATTTGTATTTGAGTGGTAAGCAGTACCAGTAAAGGTATTACTACCTGTTGTAGCAAAAACGGATGAAGCTGTACTATTAAATAAAGCAGCATTTGATGCATTTGAGGCGCTCGCCGCATAAGACGCAGATAAAGCGTTAGTAATTGATCCACTCCAATACGACGCAGACAACGCATACGATGCAGACAACGCATTAGAGCCGCTAATTACACCTGTAGTTGTAATAGC